ATACAAAACTCTGATTTTTTTGGGATGTATGATGCGGTTGATGGTGTAATTGCTTTAGGTTGGGAAAAACCTGATAATTACGAAGGAAAAAGATTAGTGTTTCATTTTGGAGACAAATTAGAAACTGTTGAGAATAAATTATACGAAAAAGATATCGTATTAAAATGGGAAAAAAATTTAGTTAGTGATGAAAAATATGAATCCTAAATTAGTTAGACTTTTACACGAGGGGTTTTCAATTAATACTTTGGAAAACCTGTCTAAAGAGCAAATTAATGTGTTACATTCTAAAATTGTAAATGAGCAACCTAAACCTGTTGAAAAAACAGTGACTTCTAAAGTCATTGAATTACCAACAGGAGCAAAAACAGCGATTGCGGGTTCAACAGTAACTAATCAAGGAGGTAAAACTATTATTACTACAACACCAACTGAAGGTGAATTAGAAGAAAAGGAAGAATTTGATTCTATGGATGCCAATAAAGGTGAAGACGACCAAGATCCAATTCAGAAACAGGGTCCTGATAATATGCCAACAGAAACTAGACTACAAGAAAAGGCAGTTTCAAAACAACAACAAAAAATTATGGGATTAGCTCTTTCAGTTAAGAAAGGTGATACCCCAAAGTCAAAAGTTTCGAAATCGGTTGAAAAAATGTCAAAAGAAATGTCAAAAAAAGACCTCGAGGATTTTGCTTCAACAAAACATAAAGGATTACCAAAAAAAATAGAAGCAACTGAAAGTATTAAAAAAGGTGTTAAAAGAAATGACCAAAAAGATATGATTGATGGGGTTATTGAAATTCTTAAAAAAGTTAAAGATATTAACAATAGAAAATCCATCGCAAAGGATATGGTAAACAAATTTAAAAGAGAAGGTATACAAACCGATTTTAATAAATTTATGGAGGATTGTGGGGTGGATGATACAAAAAAACCGGTTAAAAATATAGGGATAAATAAAAGTGATGAACAAAAAAAGTCTAAAAAAATAGAAGAAAGTATTTTAAGTATTATTCAAAATCACTTACCTCCACACACAACAAAAGGTGAAGTGATGAGGTCCCTTAATAAAAGAAAATAATGATGAATGTCTTTATCAAAAGAACAAATATTACTAGAGTACGCTAAATGTGTAAATGATACTCCGTACGCACTCAAAACCTATCTACAAACTTACGATAATACCCAATCTAAATACGTTCCATTAGAATTGTTTAACGACCAAGTTACGTTAGTTAAAGACTACGATACTTGCGAAGAAAATATTGCTTTGAAGTATCGTCAGGCTTGTTGACCAATGGCCTTCATGGTTAGGTGTTACATTTTCAAACGAAAAGAATTCACAAAGACACTTTAAATTAACCAATGGTTGTGAGGTAAAGGCAGTTGCAACATCAAAAGATGCTTTGCGTGGTTATACACCAACAATATTAATATTCGATGAGGCCGCATACATTAACGCTGATGAAGATTTTTGGTCTGCTTGTATGGCGTCCCTTTCAACAGGAGGTAAAGTTATTGTAATTTCAACACCAAACGGATTTGACCCAATTTATTATTCAATTTATAGTCAAGCGGTAAAAGGGATGAACGACTTTAAGATTACAGAGATGTACTGGTTTCGTGACCCACGTTACTCCAAAGATTTAAAACTTATTAAATGTAACGATATTGTTCACTACATGTTAAATAGGGGTGATTATAATGATAGTGAAATAACATTAGATTATTCAGAAACTAAAGTTAGTGATAGAGATTTTGAAGATATAAAAAGAAAAATAGAACATGGGGGATACAAACCTTATAGTTCTTGGTTCGAAGCAATGGCTAAAAAGTTAAAGTTTGATAAAAGAAAAATATCACAAGAACTTGAATGTAACTTTTTAGGTTCGGGGGATAGTGTTATACCTGCCGAAACCATGAAAAAAATAAAAGAAAATCATATTAGAGAACCTGAAAATAAATTTATGGGAGGGGCTCTTTGGCAATGGAAAGAACCGGTAAGTGGTCATAGATATATTATGGGTGTTGACGTATCAAGAGGGGATAGTGAGGATTTTAGTACATTATCTATTATTGATTTTGATAATAGAGAACAAGTTTTAGAATATATTGGTAAAGTCCCGCCTGATGTTTTGGCGGAAATTGCATTTAAGTGGGGGACAATGTATAGTGCATTTATTGTTATTGACATTACCGGAGGTATGGGTGTCTCTACATCTAGAAAATTACAAGAATTAGGTTATAAAAATTTATATATCGATGGGGTCAATCCTGCCGATAAATGGAAATGGGATCCAAAATCACAAGATAAAATACCAGGAATTAACTTTAATTCAAAACGTGTTTTAATTATCCAAGCCTTTGAAGAATCGTTAAGGTTTGATTTTGCTTTGAGGTCACAAAGACTATTTAACGAATTAAATACTTTTGTTTATGTTAACGGTAGACCTGACCATCAAAAGGGCCAACATGATGATTTAATCATGGCATTTGCGATGGCTATATTTGTTGGTGAGACTTCTTTTGCTCAATTAGAAAAGGCGACGGAACAAACAAAGGCGATGTTAGAATCATGGACCTCTGAAACAAATATGTTCAAAGACAGTTCTCAAAATTTTAATCCTGGTGTTCCTGTAGATATCTATAATACTATGAACTATGGTAGACAACAAGTAACTAAAAGTGATTATGAAAAGTATTTATGGTTATTCGGTGGTAGAACAGTTTAATTTATAACAACTAACACTATTATTTAATTAAAAAAATTATGGCACAAGATAAAATGACAGTATGGCAAAGATTAGGTAAGGTTTTCGGACCTAGTGCCACCTTAGACCAACAAGCACCTGTTTTTAAGTTTGATAAAAAAGAACTACTCAAAACTACGGATAAGACTGAGTTTGAAAAAGAAAAATTACAAGCACAGCAAACTATGTACATTGGTAAACAATGGCAAAAAGTTGAGGGTAATCTATACCAACAGGCGGTTTATTATGAACCAACAAGAATGGCGTCATATTATGATTATGAATCAATGGAGTATACTCCTGAAATTTCTGCAGCACTAGACATATATGGGGAGGAGTCTACCACACCTGATAAAGATGGTCATATTTTACAAATTTATTCAGAATCAAAAAGAATTAAATCGGTATTGGCCGATTTGTTTAACAACAAATTAGATATTAGTACAAACTTACCTATGTGGACAAGAAATACTTGTAAGTTTGGGGATAACTTTGTTTATTTAAAATTAGACCCAGAAAAAGGTGTAGTTGGTTGCCAACAATTACCTAATATTCAAATAGAAAGATTAGAAAAAGGGATGAGGTTCCAACCTGATAAGTACTCACAAGAAATGGAGAATGATGCTTTGAAGTTTACTTGGAAAGAAAAGAACATGGAATTTAATACATGGGAAATTGCTCATTTTAGAATTTTAGGTGACGATAGAAAACTACCTTACGGTACTTCTATGTTGGAAAAATCACGTCGTATTTGGAAACAACTTTTATTATCTGAAGATGCGATGTTAGTTTATCGTGTATCGAGAGCACCTGAAAGAAGGGTGTTTAAAGTGTTTGTTGGGAATATGGATGATAAAGATGTTGACCCATATGTACAAAGAGTTGCTAGTAAATTTAAAAGGGACCAAATTTCAGACCCACATACAGGTAACGTTGATATGAGATATAACCAATTAGCGGTAGACCAAGATTACTTTATACCCGTTAGAGATGCCGCAGCAACAAACCCAATAGAAACATTACCTGGTGGTGGAAACTTGGCAGAGATTGCGGACATTGAGTATATCCAAAAGAAACTTGTAACGGCATTAAGAATACCTAAAGCGTATTTAGGTTTTGAAGAGGCGGTTGGTGATGGTAAAAACTTATCATTATTAGATATTCGTTTTGCAAGAACAATTAATAGAATTCAAAAATGTATGATTGCCGAATTAAACAAAATTGCAATCATTCACTTATTCTTATTAGGGTTTGAAGATGAATTAACAAACTTTACATTAGGATTACATAACCCATCAAAACAATCTGATTTATTGGGTATTGAATTATGGAAAGAAAAAATCACATTATATAAAGATGCGGTTGCTGAGATTCCAAACACGGTGTCTCCTGTATCTGCATCTTGGGCTAAAAAACATATATTAGGATTCTCTGATGATGAGATTAGATTAGACATACAACAACAAAGAATTGAAAGGGCAGTTGCTGCTGAATTAGGTAAAACCGCCGAGGTTATTACTAAAACGGGATTGTTTGATAATATTGATAAGTTATATGGTAAAAAAGATGGTGAACCGGCAGGTGAAGCAGGTGCTGAGGCAGGTGCTGAGGCAGGTGCAGATATGGGTGCAGCAATGGGTGGAGCACCAGAAACCCCTGAAGCACCGGCCGATGCAGGGGCAGCAGTAACTCCCGAAGGTTTTAACAAAAATGATTTGAATATATTATTAGAAGAAAATTTGTTTGGGGGAGGAGATTATATGGATTTAGCAAAAGGAAGAAATTCATTATTAGAAATCAACGATAAATTGAAGGATTTACTAAGTTAGTAAATATTTATAATTAAAAACATTATGAACACGTTCGGAACAATCAAAACAAAAATAGAAAATGCGTCTGTTGACCAATATGGTAAACCAACTTTTAAAACATATATGAATCAGTTAAAATCTATGGTTTTAGAAAATAAGGATTTAGCGGAGCTGTATTATATTTATGACGACCTTTCACAAAAAAAAGGATTAAGTAATGATATCGCAATTGATTATATTAACGAATCAATTGAATATTCTCAAATTCTACTTGAGAATAACGAACGAGAACTTATGAAAGTTGACAAATGGATTTCTTCAATTAATAAAGGAACTGAAAACAACTATAAAGATTTAGATATAACCATATATAACAAATCTATTAAAAATTTAGAGACAGTATTAGAATCGAAAAAAAGAATTATTAATACTATTATTTCTGAAGATAAAAAACAAATTAAAGAATCTATTAATTTACCACTTAACACCATGTTAAAAGTGGCTAATGATAAATTAAATAAAGAGTTATTAAACATTAGTGAATCAGAAAGAAAAGAATTGTTAGACTTATCTTTGTTATCTGAAAATGAAATAAAATCAGAAATTGATACTTTAAAAGAAAGTGTAATATCTAATTTAAAAGTGTCATTAAATGAATCAAAAGAAAATGATTTAAAAGAAACTATAGAGAACACAATTAAAAAAATTAACGAGTCTAAATACGACAAATATAATTTATATAAATTAAGAAAATTAAACAAAGGTTTATGATTAATTTTTTTAAATCTATGATGGAGGGAGCAAATGGTGGGATATCCTCAAAAAGATTTGTTGGATTAATGTGCTCAATATCACTGATTATATCACTTTTTATCTCTATGTTTAGTTGTGGAAAATACGAACCTTCACCACTTTTAGTTGAGACAATTGGGTTATTAACTTTTGGTTGTTTAGGGTTAACCTCTTTAGATTTTTTTACACAAAAAAAAGGAGATAAAAAATAATTAGGACTCTAAAGTTTTCTTTTTTTGTAGATAACTTGCTTTTTTATTTTGTTCTCTTTTTTTGACTGATTTTTTAGTAAATTCTTGACGTTCTCTTAATTTTTCTAATTGTTTTGTTTTATACACTTTAAACTTATATTGTTTAAGGGCTTGTTCAATAGATCCGGCATTTTTTACCTTAATAATAATCATATATTTTTTTTGTTTTTATATATAAATATACACACTTTTCTGAATTTTGACAAATTTTATTTTTTCACTTACATTTATTAAAACAATAAACCCATAAGGTATGAAGAATGAAAAAAGGAAAGACATCAAAACTAAATGTTTTTGATGATGCAAAATGTCACTACGGAACCGTTGACTCAAAAAATTTTAAATCAGTTTACGTAGTATTACAAACATGGATTGAACCCATAAAAGAAGACCAAAATTGGAATAAACTAATCGGGGAAATAAAAAGACAAATACAACATACGTTATTAGAAGTAGTAGACCACCAAACTTTTGAAAGAAAACAAATTGTAGATTTAGACTTACGAACAAGTGGTATACAAAAAAATAAAAAAAGTTTTTTAAATCTTGAAATCACTTTGTTTATACATAATCAATCAATAGATTTTAAATCATTAATTTTAAGAGACAAAATTAAAAGAATTCTTATGTCTGTATATATGGACGACTTAAAAAACAGTAAGTATTTTACATTAAGTAAAACAAAAATAAAAGAATTTATAAATGACTAATATTTATCTAAAAAATATATTATGAGAATATTAGGACCAAACGATACAGGTAAAGGAATTTTAGTTGAGTGGGATGCTGGAATTATTAATCCAAATGAACCAAGAAATGTCGATGTAATTAAAGAATCATATGGACAATTGGAGCACTCTAAACCTTTTGTATTTTATGCGACACTTCAAAAATGGGGAGTCCCAAACAGAAATGGTCGAGTTTACCCTGAAAAAATATTAAAAAGAGAGGCCGAAAAATATCAAGAGATTATTAAACGTGGGATGTCTATATCAGAATTAAATCATCCCGAATCTTCATTAATAGATTTAGACCGAGTTTCTCATATTATTACGGATATGTGGTGGGAAGGTAATGTTTTAATGGGTAAGATTAAATTACTAACAAGTCCAGGTTTTCACGAAAGAGGAGTTGTCACATCAAAGGGTGATGTTGCGGCAAATCTTATGAGACAAGGAGTTACTATGGGGGTTTCTTCTCGTGGTGTCGGTTCTTTGGTTAAAAAGGGAGAACAAAATGAAGTACAAGATGATTTTGAATTAATTTGTTTTGACTTAGTATCTTCACCATCAACACCAGGTGCGTATTTGTATTTAAATAAAGAAGATAGGCCATCATATGAGGAGAAATTAGAAGAACATAATAATATTGATGTTTTAGGTTCTGGTATGGACAAATCTATTGACTTGATGAAAAGATTGTCCGATTATTTAGGTAAATAAAATTATATTAAAATGGACGAAAAATATTTTGTAGCAAAAATCACAACAGACATGGTTGATGATAACACTGGTAAAATTAAAAAAATCAGAGAAGAAAAATTAGTTAAAGGTTATTCACCAACAGACGTTGAGGCTAAAGTGACCAAAGCTTATGAAAATTACTCAATGGATTGGAGAATTACCGCCATTGTAGAAAGTAAAATTGACGAGGTTATTGAATAATTTAATCTTTAATATTATTAAAAAGGGGTATATAATTAATGTCCCTTTTTTTATGCTTATTAATTTTTTTTGGTTATATAATCCAAAAAAGTAATTTTTTTAGCATATTGATATATTTATTTGTAAATAAACGATAACGCATTGCAATTTACAAATGAGTTTAAACAAAAACAATTCGATAGTTGAAGAGGCTTTATTACAAATGAAGTCAATCGAAGAAGCTATCAGTGAAAACGCAAAAGGAATACTTGCTTCTACAATGAAGGAAGAAATCAGTGAATTAGTAAGAGAGTCATTAAACGGCTCAACAAAAAAATCTTTGTACGAACAAGCAGAACAAGGAAACGCAACAACACCTGAAGATGAAGATGATGTTGTAGGAACAGAAGACGGTACAGAGGAAGGAGAAGTAGATGCTGAAGTTGATACAGATGAGTTTGAATACTCAGATGAAGAAACCGCAGATACTGATAACGAAGACGAAATGCCACCATTAGATATGACAGGAGCTTCTGCGGAAGAAGTATTGAAAGTTTGGAAGGCTATGGGTGATGAAGATGGTATCATTGTTAAAAAAGATGGTGATAATATCCACTTAACCGATAACAACACACACAACGAATACCTTATTGATTTGGCTGGTGGCGATTCAGAAAACATGGAAGCGATGCAAACTAATACAAATGAAAGCGTTGTTTATGAATTAGTCTTTGAAGAGGATGACACAAAAGAAGTGGAAACTGACGAATCTTATCTTGATGAAGAAGATGGTGAAGAAAAAATTTATGAACTTGAGGTTCATGAAACCATCAAACCAAAAGGTATGGGATTCGGTAAAGTTAGATCTGGTATGAATAAATCATCTGTTAATAACAAAGGTTTTGACGAAGAAATGTCTGACGGAACTAAATCCGAAAAGAAAGGTAAAGGTCCTAAATTTTCATATGGTAAAATCAAACATGGTGTTACTGAATCTTACTTAGACGAAGAAGGTTTTGAAACTCCTTATGTTGATGAAGAATACAATGAAAATTGGATGGATGAAGAGTTCTATGAAGATTATGACGCATTAGATGATTTTAAAAATGAAAGTGACTACATGGCTGGTGATGAAAAAAATCTTGAGTACATGGAGGATTATGATTTTGACGCAGTTGATGCTGAAACTACCGAAGCGGCTAGAACTTTAGCTAACGGAAGTAGAAATTATTCAGGTAGAAAAGGACTTCCTAAAATGAAAGTTAGACCTACTAACGAAAGTGTAACAAAAGAAGTTAATTTATTAAGAGAGAAAAATGAAGAATACAAAAAAGCTTTAGATTTCTTTAGAAACAAATTAAATGAAGTTGCGGTTTTTAACTCAAATTTGGCATACTCAACAAGATTGTTCACAGAACATTCAACAACAAAACAAGAAAAAATAAACATTCTTAGAAGGTTTGATAATGTAGAATCTATCAAAGAATCAAAATCACTTTACAAAACAATCAAAAATGAATTAGACGGAAGTAAAGGTTCTAATGAAGTTGTAACTGAATCTATTCAGAGACAAGTAATTAAAACACCATCTAACGGTTCTGCTTCAAACTTGATTGAAAGTAAAACTTATGAGAATCCTCAATTCATGAGAATGAGAGATTTGATGTCAAAAATAAAATAAACAAATAAAATAAACTCAAATTAAAAATAAAAAAATGGGAGCATTATTAGAATCAGGTCTTGTTGGTAACATCGGTTTGAAACACCTTAAAGTTATCAAAGAAGACACAATTAACAAATGGGACAAATTAGGGTTCCTAGATGGTCTTAAAGGACACATTAAAGAAAATATGGCGCAATTGTATGAAAACCAAGCGTCACATTTGATTAACGAGGCGGCATCAACAGATAGTTCAGGTTCTTTCGAAACTGTAGTTTTCCCTATCGTAAGACGTGTATTCTCTAAATTATTGGCTAACGACTTAGTTTCTGTACAAGCTATGAACTTACCTATCGGTAAATTGTTCTACTTTGTACCTAAAATTCAGTCTTACCAAGTAGGTGGTACAAACGCTGCTGGTGGAGGTATTCACTACGGTGCTATTGGAGCACAAAACGGACCAACAGTTGCAGAAGCACAAGCTGGTTACGGAGCAAATGACAAAAACCTTTACGATAGATTTTATGAAGGTAATGAGGCGACATTAGACCCGGCAGGTTTATTCGACTATTCTAAAGGTTCGTTTTCTTCTATCACTAAAAACGCAACTACAGTTGCTTGGTCTAGTGGTAATATGGTACCTACGGCTTACACTTTAACAGGTGGTCAAGTTGCCGCTACAGGTGCTGACGGAGGTCCAGTTTATAGAAAAGCATTAATCGTAATGTCAGGATTCTCTTCTGCAGGTGCTGGTAAATTAATCGGACCTGATGGACAAGAAATGGACAACGAATCATTCCTTTCTGATTTAAGAGTAAATGCAGTAACAACTGCTGGTGGAGCATTCTCAGGAATGGGTTCAGGTGACTTGTTATTTAGAGTTGTTACTCAAAAATATGGTAAAGGTATCGTACAATACGGTTCACAACAAGCTACTACATTCTACAGTGGTTCTTACCCTGGAAACGGTGGAGCGTATGATAATTTATGTGACGCTACAGGTTTAATCTATTTAGAAGTTGACTTACAACAACCTTGTGCTGTTGGTGTAGCATCCCTTGATGGTTATTCAGGATTAACATTAAACATTGCTGGTACCGCAACTGCAGGTTCACAATTTACTTGTACTTTCAGAGTATACCAAGAATTAGAATTCGAAGACAAAATTGGTGAGGTTTCTTTTGACCTTGAGTCAGTTACTGTATCTGTTACAGAAAGAAAACTAAGAGCACAATGGTCTCCTGAATTGGCACAAGACGTTTCTGCATTCCACAACATCGATGCTGAAGCTGAATTAACAGCTTTATTATCTGAGCAAGTTGCCGCAGAAATCGACCGTGAAATTTTACGTGACTTACGTAAAGGTGCGGCTTGGAACTTACGTTGGGATTACAACGGATGGAAAAGAGGTACAACGGCTAACCCATTAACACAATACACTCAAAAAGATTGGAACCAAACTTTGTTAACTGCGGTTAACCAAATTTCGGCACAAATCCACAAATCTACATTGAGAGGTGGGGCTAACTGGATCGTTGTTTCTTCTGAAATCTCTGCAATCTTTGATGATTTAGAATACTTCCACGTATCTAACGCGGCTCCTGAGCAAGATCAGTACAACATGGGTATTGAAAGAGTTGGTACATTAGCAGGACGTTACCAAGTATACCGTGACCCTTACTTCCCACCAAACACAGTTTTGTTAGGACACAAAGGAACATCTTTACTTGATACGGGTTATGTTTACGCACCGTACGTACCTCTACAATTAACTCCTACAATGTATAACCCATTCAACTTTACACCGATTAAAGGTATAATGACAAGATACGCTAAGAAAATGGTTAACAACCGTTTCTATGGTCGTATCACAGTTGATGGTGTTAGAACATTTGACTTAAGAGAATTGAGATAATCAATTAAAATACGAATAAGAAAAAGGTCAGAGAAATCTGACCTTTTTTTATTTTAAGATATTTATTAGTATGGGTAAGAAAATAAATGAAGCGACCGTCACTGGTGGGTCACGAGGTAGTTATATCGCACC